TAATAACTACTGTTACCATAATTTTGCTCCTTCGTTATTCATTAAACCAAACCTTAAAATCTAACCTCTTTCCATATCTGTTCAAAACGTCATCGCCCGCGATTGATTCTGGTATATCGTCCTCGTCATTTAGCTGGACAGCCTGAATAACTACACTGTTTACCGTGCCTGTATAATTATTAAGAGCCACCCTGACAACTTCTGATAACGCCCGCGCCCCGCCGTAAGTTTCCGCCCAGCAGTTTATCTGGTAAGTCGCAGGAACCATGTTGTCTGTGCTGCCTATCGTATGTGCCCGCACGGCAACAATCCGCTGATAAGTAATCGCAGGCATCGCAACGCCCTGTGGAACAAACGTCGGATATACCCGCGCAGCTACCAATGCAGAAACGTCGCCGTCGTCTGTCAATATCTTAAAAATTGAGGAACCTATCGCACTCATATACCTTTAGCCGCCAACAATATTCCTTTTCGTAGTTCACTAATTATAATAGCCCTCTTTTTCGTCTCCGTGCTCAAGTCGGCTCCCCGCATAAAAGGAATCGCGCATTGTTCCTTAGTTGAACCATGCCCATATTCAATGGCCGCAGGGATGTAATTCCTCTTGCCGGCTTTGCTTGTCTCTACGAATATGTCGTTTGCCTTTGAACTAATACCGACGGATAGCCGATATGAACCGCGTTTCTGCTTGCCGGCTATTATTTTCAAATTTTTAGCAATCAGACTTCCCATCGAACCCAATCCTCCGCCGAATCTGCTCTTTAACATCGATTTAGCGTTTGATTTGGCCTTTGCGAGAGTAGGTTTTTGGGCGTTCCTAACAGCTTTACGTACAACCTTTTTAGCTGTCTTGACCTCAATATTAAGCAGTTTGCGCTCTAATTCCCTGCCGCCTTCTATTCTTAATGCTATCATAGTATCTCCTTGCACCAGACCTCTTGGTAAATGGCCCGCTCTTCGGAGTTGAGTATCGAAGTTATCTCGAAAGTGCGCGAATCAAAAAGGATCCTGTCCGTTGTAGTAACCGTAGAGTTGTATCTGATAAAACACTTATGCGTAACCTCGCTCTGTACCTGTTGAGCATGAATAAGTTCCAGCCCGCGAAGTGGGGTGATTGACCCCCATACCGTGTCATAGGTCGTATAGGCGTATGTTACAGCACCATAAGTATCTGTCGATGCCGTCCCGCTTTGCAAGGCCAGTCTGTGTCTTAGCTTTCCCGCTTTCAAGAGAATACCCTATCTATACTTAGCAATGCCTTTGCGCTAACAGGCACTTCGTTTAATTGTAAATCAGTTGTCATTTCCCTGTTTTCGTACAGGTGAGAAAATACCAACTTAATCGCAGCTATGCACCGGAACGGAACCGTTTCGCGAAGCCCGATATAATGAGTCCCCGTTCCTGCATCCGTCATATCAATAGCAGTACCCCCGGACGTGGCGGCAAGTTTCAATGTTAATCCTGTTACATCCCGAACATAATAATCAGTGTCCGCAGACAGGGCGGCGGGCAGATCGTCGGCGTCGGTCGAAACCCTTACTATATCCCCGTCAGCAAAAACGGCATTACCAACGGTTAAAACGTCTGTTGTGAAGTTTGCTGTGAATGTAGTTGCGTAACCCGCCACATAAGTAATTGTTACAGACTTCGGCACGTCTCTTGTCATTGGCCACGAGTAATTGTAAGCAAGATATACCCTACCCGGCGTCGATGTGGTGTCTACCGTATAATAAGAGCTTGACAGCGTTTGAGTATCGCCGTTTGAGTCTACATATTGCACCGAACTAACACTAATCAGCGGCGGATAAGGCAAATAAACCTCGTTTTGGAACCCGTCAAGATAAGCCTTGTACGTCCTTATCATGTACGATCTGCCCTCAAACTTTTCGCACCAATCGACGGCCGCCTCCACCATCGGAGTTACAAGGGCATCGTCGGCATCGGTATCAATCCTTGCGTGCAGTTTTGCCGCTGTATCGCTTACCGGAGCGCCCACTGGCGGCGTGTATAGCTGTAGTATCATGTTCAGCCTCTTTAATAAATTCAGCCTGCCCACTTCTTAGTAAAGTTTTTGCAGACATCTCGCATAAATCATAAACATTCCCGACCACCAGGCCGCTCTTTTTGTCAGTTATTCTGATTTTCATTCCAACTCTTTCAATATATACTCAGGCACTTTACCGGCATCAATATCGTCCACGTAATAATGGGCAGGCTTAAAGTTTTCCTTAAACGTGCCGGGGAAAGTACACATCAACTGCAAATGCCCTATCTTTACTTTCGTTGCAAGCATGGGCTTTAGCCCGCACTCCTTAAAGTTTTTCCAGAAGTACATATCAGCGTCAAGCCTGCCCTCAGCCCATCTTCCATCCGGTCCGGGAACCGGCAGAAACCACGGCTTCTTTAATTTATCAAAGGCACTTGTCCGAAAGATAGTACATCCAAAATGACCGCTCTTTATCGGCATCAGTCCGCTTTGGTATTCTTCATAACTCAAAGTCCTTTTCTCGGCGTTCAATAACAACTCGTCCGACTCTCTTTTGACCTGCATTGACACTATCGCATCGGCCCCACTTAGCTCAATCAGTTCCACCATCTTCTTTACATGGCCGTAAGTAAACCATGTATCGTAATCAAGCGTTAAAAGGTAGTCTGACCTATTGTCAAGTTCCTGCTCCATAATATTCGTCAGAACCTGATGCCAGTAAGCGCCTTGGCCCAAAGTACACTCGACGCCCTTCATAGCTAATTCTCTAATCATACAATTAGCGTTTGACGTAAAACCGATCCGAGGCTTTGAGATGACACACCGAATAGATTTTTTGGCTGTTTGGATAGGCGATTTAGTGCCCATTAAATTCAGGCTTATCGGTAATTGACAGGTATCTAACTTGTCGTCCCATCTTTCAATATTATTAAGCCCTGCCTTTTCCATTACTTCCCTCAAAGACGATTCGTCGAATATGCTCTTGTGGTAATCATTGTCGTCTATCTGCCCGCCCATTAAGTACCCGCAAGTGTTCTGCTCTTGACCGTCTATGTAGCCTTTTGCAATCTTGTGAAAATCAGGCACGGCTATTTTCAAAACGCCGCCGATCTTTAACTTGTCCGCCCAGTTCTTGACTACATCGAAAACCTGAACTGTTGAAAAATGCTCCAGTAAATGACTTGCGCGTATTTCGTCAATACTCTCGTCATCGTACTCAAGAGGATACGCCTCCTGACCATACGTCCGGTCAAGATTCGTGTAGCCCTCTAACTGATTCTGTCCGCTTCCTAAATTTAATTTTAGCTCTTTCAAAATAATTTACCTCCGTGCATATGACCTCTCGTTTTGTTAAATTCCATCTTCTTGCTTAACGCCTCTGAAATCTTTAAGTCGTAACCGATTTCCATATCCATAAGAATACCTAACACATCTGATAGCTGAACCTCGGCCCCAGTAAATTCACCTATGTTCTTATCAGGAGGATTACCCATCCTGAAACACTCCAAAGCCTCTGATAATTCGCTGTGAGCCAAAGCAATCGGTATCGCCACATGCCGGTTATCCGGCCATAGTCCCTGCATCGCAGCTAAATGGTGTACCTTTTCGGCACTCTTTCGGTACAATCTGACAAACTCTTCATCTTCAAAACTGCCGATCGGGTCGGCACTTCTTAGCTTGGATGCGCTCACGGCCTCTTCACTGTGGCGGACTTTACGGACACCGTAGCCAACATTACGGCCGTAACAAACCTCTTCAATCGGCGGGATTGCCATAACCTCAACACTGTCGCCAAAACAATCCTTAATCATCTTGTATCTTTGGTCGTAATTGTACGGGTTGTTTGAATCAATCTCCGTATCCATCACTGCAACCAGTGGCCGCTTGCCTTCGTCAAGAATCTTCTGTATCATCGCCTTGTGCCCGTTGTGGAACGGCTGGAACCGGCCTATAACTAATGAGCTTTTATTCATAACCTAATTCCCTCATTAGTTTGCCGTGGCAGTTCTCAAACAGTGCAAGATGTTCGCTATTCATTCGCCGTTTCCATCCGCCGATCCTGTCCTTGAAAAGATAAGGAAACTCCTTTTTCTTTTCCTCGAAGTCGTCAACATAAGGAGCCGTTGGTTTTGTGCCGATAAACTCCGCAATCTTACCGACAACCATTTGCGGGTCTGTTACCATTTCCTCATATTTCAAAACTAAAGTATTCGGCCTCTTTTCAGGCATCCATCCGTAGTAATAACTTGACCACGTACCGAAAGGGCAACCCAGACCGGCTATAGCATCAGCAATAGGGATACCCCAAAAATTGCTGAGCGAACAAACTGCATCCCTGCCGTCCCTGACAACAAAAATCGTCGGAGCATTATCAATCGGCAATTCGTGCGTTTTAACAACGTAAGTGTCTGTATGCTCAAGTATATATTTATGGTACGTCACTGGGTTATTCTTCCATCTTTCAAAGAATTTAACGCCACCCGTAAATAAGGTCTCTAATTCACTTTCCAAATAGCGAGAATAGCTTTCTATTCCGAATGAGTCTTTTAATATCTGCCTGCATAACGTACTGCCGTTATGCGGCCATCCTGCAATCCATAAAATCATGTTTAGCCCTTTCGATTAGCTCTTATTATCCTCTCGTTCAGGGCAGGGCCGAAGCCCCACCCCAAACGAAAGAGCATATTTAACTATTGACTAACAATCCAACGCTTACCGCCGAAGTATTAGCCAAGTTGCTCAACTGCATATCGGTTGTAGTGTCTTGACTCTCCGAAGCCCTGCTCAATAGTGCAGTTGCACCAAGAATAAGAGTTTGTGCAGGAGTCGCCGTTAAGCCGACATATTTTTTGCGTTTCCGCAAGTCAAGCTGGAACTCAACAAGATTCCCGCCCGCGGCTTGAGCCGCAGGTATCACAAAACCGACACTTGAACTTGTTGCAGTCCCGCCAGTAAGCGCTACAATCGCCGTCATCGAACTCGGAGACGTAACAGTGTCAGACTCTTTGAGATTAAGAGTAGTCATAACAGCAGAAGTAGTCGCCGAAGTGCCGACGTGAAATAAAATATTGGCGTAATCAAACTTCTCTGCGCTATTGCCTAACCTACTGAAAGAAAGATAAGCAGTCGCATTAGTGGCAACAGAAGCTATCGGGAGCACGCACATTGCCTTATCATTACTTGAAATCATAATAGTCTCCTTTAGCTTGCAGCCTGAATAAAGCCAACAACGGGTCCAGCAGCTGTCGATGTTCCGACATCATGCACGTTTATATCAAACCGCTCTACGCCGCGAATCGCGAAACTGTCTGTATCGAATACAGACGTACTTCCAACAGTTGCATCGGTACTTGTTGCAATAGCAATACCGGCCCGATCGCCGAAATGTGCAGCCATTCCAAAGTCACCAAACAAACATGAGATCTGGCTATTGGCAACGGCAACAGGCATAGCGGTTGTACCACTCGTCCAGTTTACCGGATAACCAGCATACATAGGAACATTCTTGCCTTCCATCTCAGCCATTGTAGCTCCGCCAGTTGCACGAATGAGACGAACCATAACCTGCGCCCAGAAAGTTTTAGAACAATACCACTCAGGCTGTATGCCTGGGAAGTTTGGTATCATACCAACCAGCTTCATAAGCTCGGCATCTGTTACCTCTGCATAGGTGTTATTAGCACCCAGCGAAAGGCCGCCGCCATCGTCTACACCGTTAAGTGTAGACAACTTTTGGACCACGCCGACAATTCCACCGTAGGTAGAAGTGCCGTCACCCTGAAAACCGCATAAATCTTCTTTGGTTGCAAAAGCAAGAGCAATTTCCCTCGTCGCTTCGTCGGCAATGCTTATAATGGCATCGCTCAGAAGTTCGTTGCTGGCAGTTGTAATGGCAGCTAATTTCTTGGCAACCAGTTTAACATTGTCCCAGCTTCCGGTAGACTCGGTAATCGACGCGCCTTCACCAACAAAGTAAGCTGTAAGCCCACCCGTCCGGCGAGGCTGAATCTTAACGTCGCTCATCATCGGTACGGTTTTCATTTTCTTGCGGACAATACCGTATTCCTCGACGAGACGAATTATAGAATTTTCGTACTCGTCAAAAACAAGGTATCCACCGGAGGCATTCACGCCCTCCTGATGTAGTGCTTCAACCTGAGTCTGCTCAAACTGTACGCGGTCGGTTGCTATGCCGTGAGTCTTGCAAAAGTTTCTTGCATAACTGTTATTGCACAGTGTAGCCGCAAGCCACATACCAGCCTTGTAAGCCAGTACGTCAGCGTCCGGACCTTTGAAACTTTTC